AACATCTGCTGATTGAGCAAATTGTATTTCTGATAACTGAGATGATGTGTATTCTGTTGTTATTTCATATACTTTGGCTGCTGTACCACCAGAAGTATAAGTTGTATAATTAGTTGAATTTACTCCAGATAATTCAAATGTGTTGGTTGTTACATTTGCTATTGTATATCTTCTTGCATTAACTTCTGTCATACCACCCACATCATTTAACCATATATGATCTCCATTAGAATATCCATGTGATGATACTGTAACAACAGCCGGATTTGCTTTTGTTATTGCTGTTACTGTTTTTGTTGCTTCTGTTATTTGACCATTATCTTTATAAAATCTTATATATAAATTACCAAACTCTAATATATACGATTGTTCTATATTAAACTCAAAAGGTATCAATCTGGTTGCATTAGCTGAATTTTTTACCTCACACACAAACCTAGAACCATATCTTCTTGTTGTACCACCCTGTGGAAATACTATCATATTCTCCATAGTTTCAACTGCATTGTTGTATTTTTTAAAATCTACTTGACCAAATAGTTTAGGTGAAATTTCACCAGATGTAAAATTTGTTTGAAATGGATGAACTCTTGCCATTAAGGTGCTCTAAAATCAGTAAACACAGTTGATATAATACTATCAGTTGTTCCCTCTGTGCTATCAAGACTTCTTGCTTCTGATAATTTTCTTTCAAATAACCTTTGCATTTGTGCTTGTAATGTTGTGCTATTTGTTACAGGATATGCTAAATCTACTGCAAGTTTTGCAGTAAGTGTATCAACAAACATAGAATCAAATAAACTTGGATCAGTAACCCTTGCAATATAAGTTATTTTTGCTTCCCCTTCATCTGTAAGTAATACCCTGCCTTGACCTGCTAAATTTTCTATTTTAAATTCAAAATCTTCAAACTCCATTTTTAATACTCGTAAACAAAATGGATCAGTTGGCAATGCAAATTGATTAGCATATTCAAATGCAGGTGCTGTTGATAACTTTGCTAGATTTGCTCTGTTAATAGCAAAATTCCAAGTATGTGATCTTAATACTGCATCTCTTGATGGTTCATAAAATGCATTACATAACCTTGCTCTTTCACTATCTTCTGTTAATGATGCGATAGGACTATCGCCCAACCTTCGTAGAGCATTTGAACATATTGATACTTCTGTTGCCATAATACTCCTAATGTAACAAAAAGGGGGTCTTTTGCAACCCCCAAATTGTAGTCTATTGTTCTAATCAGTTATATAAGTAACTACCATAGTAATATCACCTGCTGCTGCTGTTGCTGCAACATTAGACATTGTTAGGGCAATTCTTAATGGAACTCCGGGATCTTCTGACAGACCACCATCTTCCCATGCATGATTAGCTATTGCATTGACATTCTTTGCTTCAAATGCAACTTCAACACCTGCTGTGTTTGCTGCTTGTAAAGTTGTTATAGCTGTTGCATAACAATCTTCATCAATAACTGCATCTGCTGCTGTTTCAGTACCACCAATAGTAAACTTACTAGCTCCATTATATAGACCTACATTGGCTGCTAGTGTTGGTGATCCATTTGAATCAAGATCATCATTGTAAAGTTTTATTGACATGACTTTTGCATTTGATGGAATTTGTGCCATCATGATTACATCATCATTATCAATATCACCTGTACCTGCTGCAATAGTATCAGCAAATACTCTCATCTTGCCATGAACACTTCCGACTTCGGAAATAACTCTAGGAGATGCATCTAGGTTTGTAATTTCTACAGATTTAGCTGTTGCCATGATTTACCTCCTATGACTCTTGACAAGCAATTTCTACAACTTTTTCGTCTTCTACTCTCGTAGCTCCGATTGTCATTGATAAAAATACTTGTGTTGCATAGTTCTTGTCAGCTCTTTCAGAGATTCTTGTTTCAATATCTCTGCCAAGTGCAAGACCTATTGCAGATTGACAAAAACCAAGTACAGACCTGTTACCATCACTATCTGTGCTTAGTCGTTCACTTCTAATAAAGTTAAATCCTAAAAAGGTATCTAACTCACCTTGTACTAATGCTTTAACAGAATTAAAATCTGCTGAAGTAATAGTTGTGCTACCTAGTAAATCACTAAGTTGTTTTGCTGACACTACCATGAATCTTGACTCATCTGGGTCAACATCAGCAGCATCTAATACTTCTTTTGCACTAATTAATTTTGCTAGAGTTAATCCAGCAGAAGCATGAACAATTTTCTGTCCAGAAGGTAATGCCACAGTTGTACCACCAGATACACCACCGAAAGCATTTCCACTAGCTGCAGAAATAATTGCATCATCCATTGCTCTACCCATAGCCCAAGCACCACTCATTGCATACTCAGATTGTGGGGAAATTAACATTCTAACTTTGTCCTCTTGGTCAATCAGATCAGCCCAATCATAATCATCCATAGTAACTTTCCTTCTTGAGTGAGGGGTATCAACTCTAGGTGTATCACTATGTCTTGATGTTCTTTTAAGAGCAGCAGTATCACCAATTCTTTCAAAAAAGTGCGATTTACCTGTTACAGTTTCTGTTCTTACTGCATCTCTTAATCTTGAACCTTTCTGTTGTGCCAAATGGAACACATTGCTTTTATATTGTTCTACAAAAGCTGTAGTAATTTGAACACTCATTACAGTTCTCCTTAAAAAAATTAATATAATAATTTATGCAGTTTTTGTCCTAAAAAAGGGAAACCTCGTTTATAGTCGTTAGACTTTATATACTGTTATCCGTAAGGGCAGTACACACAAAAATATTATATCATACTTTTTTAAGTATTACCATATACTTTTTCATGTAGTTGTCGCATTTTTTCTACAGCCGGTTGATGATCCTTATGTCTAGGGTTGTGATAAGGATGATCTGGATTATTAAAAGTATCTTGTATTTCTTGTTTTGCATCTAAAGCTGACACAGCTAGTGTATTGTTTTGTGTGTTTTGTGCCATATCTTCAGTAACTTCTGCACCTAATCTTGCAAACATTTTAATTAGTGCTGGATTATTTCCTACCTCAGTATTCATTAACTCAAGAATTTCTGAATCTCCATAAACATCTAAAGCCCTATGTGCAGCTCTAATATTTTTATCATACTCAAATCCCCATTCTTGTTTAAGAGATTGCTCAACTTCATCTCTTTCTGCAGCAACACGAGAATCTGTACCTTGCATTTCGTGATTTATTTCTTTTACTTGAAAGTCCATTAAGGCTTGTACTTGTTCATTATTGAGACCTATTTGATGTGCTACATTCCTAAACTCATTCATAGATTCTTCTCTAAAATATTGTTGAAAATCTTCTGGAACTGTAACTTCGTATTTTCCTGGTTCTTCTGGTCTACCTAACTTAGTATATAATTCTGCTTTTTCCTCCTCTGTTTTAGGCAAAGGTATTCTATTGCCTATCATTTTTTGTTGATGCACTACAGTCTTTGCGAGTGATTCAACATCCTTATGGTTTTGCAGAGTAGGGTCATTTCTTAATTCTTCAGGTAAAGATTCCCTCCAAGATTGATTATCACCTACTGTGCCAGACCCTAAAACTGAACCTGCATTTTGTTCTGTTTCTGGGCTATCTGTTACTTCTGTGGTCATTGTTTCGTCAGCCATTATTTTTTATCCTCCTTTATAAGATTTTTAATTCTGACTATAACTGCTCTTTGTCCTTCATTAAAAGCAGTTGCATATGGGTCTCTACTAAAAGAAATCCTATTATAATATGCTTGTTCTAAATCTTCCATTACTCTTTTACCTTCTTGTGAAGAAAAAGTAAAACTGTAATCACCTTTTAAAATCTTTAATGCTTTATCAGCATCATTTAAAATGTCATCATCCATTTTTATTGTACCTCTTCAGCTGCTAAATCTTCTTCTAAAGCAGCAGCAATAGCTTCTGTTCCTGCTTGTGTATCTGGTTTGCTAAGTTCTGACATTGCTGCAGATTGTTTTTGTGCTATATCTGCTTGTTGTTGTTGCATCATCATATCTTGTTGCATTTGTTGTTGCTGAAGTCTGGCTTCTCTTATTTCTTCTACTTCTTCCCTTCCTCTTAATACAGATTTAGGAACACCTAATAGTTCTGCCCTTGCTCTAATTGCTTCGTCATTATCAATAATATCCATTAATGCTGGGTCAGCAGGTGCAACTTGCATAACTAATTGATATAATCTTTCTACTGCAATAGCTTCTTCCATTTTTTGTGAACGAGCTAAAGGTCCAACATATTCAATATCTAATTTTGCTCCTTGAATTTCTGGAGGTGCATCTAACAATGCTCCTGCTCTATTCATAATACCAAATACTCTTTCTATTAATGGATTTAAAAACTCTGACTGGAATCTACCAAGTGTAGGCCCTAATAGTCTTTGCATAAGTTCATATCTTACCTGTACTTCTGTAGCTGTCATTTGTGGTCCTTGTTGTAATTGTAGTTGGTCTGAGTAATATGCTTGTCTTATTGCAGACCTAAGTTGTTCTTCTTTCAAATCTGTGAGCTGCATATTTGCTCCAGATTGAAATGGTCTAACTGCTGCATCATTTCTTACAACTGTTATGCCACCAGGTGTCATTCTTACTCTACCTATAACACCATCATCCTGTACTAATAGTGGAGGGTCAATAGCTTTTGACCATGCTTTTAATCCTATTTCAACTGATTTGTTTAATGTTTTGATATCTGCTAGTGCATTATAAGATGGAGAACGACCATATATTTCTCCTGTTGCTTTCGACCATCTAGGTACAAGATAAGGAAACTCATTATATCCACCACCTCTTACAACCATTTTATCTTCTTCACATACATGACAAGAATGAAATGGTAACTTTGTAGCTCCTTTACCCATGCTTCTTTCGTAATCTGACAAAGGCTCAACTGCATGAATAAAATTAAATTTTTTATCTGGTTTATCTTTTGCAGCATTTAAAACTTTTTCTCCAAGATTATCTTCTCCAAACTCTTGGACTGCTTGTCTTGCTGTAAGTTTATATTTTCTGTAAACTGTATCTACATATCCTGAAGTATTTTCTTGTATATAATATTCTGATATATGTAATGTATTAAAATGTATTCCAGCTTCATCAAAACCACCTATGGCTTCTTCTACAAACAAAGAGGCAGTTCCCATAGTAACCATATCTAAATACATTTCATGGACTTCTGTGTTAAAATTAGATTCGTTAAACACATCATACATTCTTTTAGCTGAATCTTCTAACCATAACTGCACATTTCTAATTCGATTTAACTCATTATCTCTTAATTTTAAATAAAACCATTGCATAGATGGAGAAGTTAAAGTGCCTTGCAAACTTGCAGCTAGTAAGTTACTTGCTGTAATAGCTGTAGAATCAAACAAGACCTCTGCTCTTTTTTCTCCTTTTGTTCTTTTGGTTACAATGTCTGCTTTACGAGGCATAACATAATCAAGTATTTCTTGCCAATGGTCTTCCCATGTGCCTCTGCCTGATTGCATAGTGTTTAATCTTTTCTTTATATAATCAAACTTTTCATTCATTAATATCGTGTACCACCTAGCATAGTTTTAGCAACATTAGCTTCGTCTTGAACTCCACTACCTGATGTTAATATTGTAGACATACGACCACCTCTTGCAGCTCTTTGTAACTTTTGTTGTGATTCTTCAAACTTAGCTGCTTCAATAGCTTCTTGAGCTTCTAATTCAGCTCTAGGGTCTGGAGCTTGTTTTATACTCATACCTTTACCCATTTGCAGTCCTCCTTTTGCAAACCAAATATTGCTGCATCAACAGCTCCATTTTTAAAATTCAACATTTTTTTCATAGTTCCTTCTCTTTCAAAACCCAAACCTTTGCTCAACTTAATTGCTTTTTTGTTTGCAACATCACAAGTAATAGTTGCTCTTTTGCAATTTATTTGATTAAATATATAGTCAAACATTAGCTTAATTACTCTTAAATTACAAGCTCTTGGTGTATCTAAAGCAGCATGAATAAATATATTGTTACCATCATAATCACAAAAATAAATAACACCTAGTATTTTATCATCTTCTATTATTCCAATATAAGAAAAAGTAGAACTATCGTTATAGATATGAGCTTTGTCTTTTATAAAATCAAAGCATTTTTTTCTCCAACTATTATTAGTAACAAAATTAATCATTAGCTACCAGCTCCAAGTATTGTTCTTCGAGTTCGTGCTTTTTCTTCAATGCCTTGTGCAGTAGTTTGTATTAGAGTTTGTGATGACCCTCCTAACAATGAAGGTGGTCTTGCAACAGTCGCTTTAGTTTCTTTCATTTGTTGTAATGCTTGAGCATTTTGACCAGCATTCTGTCCTAACTTTTTACCACTTAATGCAGCAGGAACTGCTTTGACAGCACCTACTACTTGTTGTGCTGCTTTTACAATAGGCTTAAAAATTTTTTTTCCTCTTCCCATTATTTCTTTTTCCTTAGCAAATCAGCATCTGCTTTTCTAGCTCCACCTTTGCCTGTTACAAAACTTTTAACTCTACCCATAGCCCAAGCATGAGCAGATGTTTTGGGTCTTGAACCTGAACTATAGTAAGCACCAAGGCCTCTTTTATATACGGCATCTAGTTTAGATTTTGAAAACCTAGAAGAACCAGATATTCCTGAATACTTTCCTGTTTTCTTTTTTACTGCCATTATCCTCTACTCCTTTGCTTACTAATCTTATCCATCATAGCAGGAGTTAGCTTTCCTGCTTTGTAGAGTTTACGAGTTCTTTTTATTTCAGCTTCTCGTTTCTTTGGGTTCTTTGCACCAGCTACATATTTTTTTGGTACACCACCCTTTGTCTTAGCGACCTTCTTAAATTTTCTTGCCATTACTTTTTCTTCTTAGACATTGCAATTTTTTTCTTTAAAGCTGCTGGTAATGTCTTTTGTTTCTTAGTAAGTCCACCATTTTTTTTCTTTGGTCTACCTACTTTGCTTCCGTATGTTCCTTTGCCCATTGGCATAATGCTTTCCTCCTACAAAACCCCACTTTCTTAAAGCTAATGCTTTTCTGGTAGGACGACCTTTTTTATCTTTCATAGGTCCTTTCATACCAGCAAATCTTGCAGCAAAAGAAACTCTTCGAGGATTTTTGCCAGACTTAACAGGAGGTTTTAGATTAGCACCTTCTTTTCTTTTGAAGTACTTTCTACCTGCTGCAGTAAGCCCACCAGTTTTACTCTTATGCTCCTTTCTCATGCAAAAATACTAAACTCCGTTTCTGCTTGTATATAGGCAGGTTCGTAATTCTTGACCCTAGCTTTTCGTAATGACATAACACAGTATCTCATAGCTGATATTACATCATCATTTATAGGAACAATCTTACCATCTTTCCTATGATACATTCTTAATTCTTGTAAAAGTTTATCTTGATTTTTGAATATTTTCAATCTTTTTGTCTTCATTCTTGTATACATTTCCATAATACCAGCTTCGACTGACACACCACCTGAACCTTCTTTCTGTCCTTGAGCTGGTGGATTACTAAAATGTTCTTGTGTCATGTTGCAACCCTCTGTTCTATATTGTTCAGTAAGTGATTTACCAGAACCTTTGTCAGCTTGTCTACCATCCATAGGCCAGATTACAGGAATCCAGTTGCCTCTTGCTTTGATTGCACTTGCATGAATAGGTACAGATTCTTGTCGTAGTGCATAAGTATCGTAAACATATGCTATATCTGCATCTCTATCCCAAGCTATCCACACAGCTGCAGTTGGGTGATTCCAACCAAAGTCTAATCCACAAAGTCTTGGCCAATGTGTAGGAATATCTATTGGGTCGCATACTATTTCATCTTCTGATATAGGAAATACAAGACCAGAACCTAGTTGTGGTATACCTTGTTCTCTCATTTTTCTTTCGTGTGGTGGTAATGCAGCTAATATCTGCTCTCTTACTTCTTTTGTCATGTGAGGTGCATCATCCCACCCAGCTTGTTGTAGTGCTTGTCCTGGTTTTAAGTTGTTTACAAACTGTGCAACTGTTTCAGTCATGCCATTTTCTGGAGTAAAGGTCATAAACACCATTCCTGCCCTGTCAGCAGTCCTTGTTAGTGCCTGACTATAGATAGGACCTGGTGGTTCTTCGTCTAGCCAGACCACATCTACAGCTTCACCCATCCATTTTTCTTTACCCATCTCATATGCCTTAAATGCTAGTCTTGACCACCCCCCAGATTTATGTCTTACAACTACTGAGTTATGTGCATTTGGTACACCTGGCTTTCTTGTAGCTTCTCCTATGTCATCAAAGGGTATTGAGCCAGTTCCTCTAGCAGTAGGGTCATCTGGCTGTCCTAATAACTCTTTTTGACAGATATCTCTGGTAGTTTCGTTAGATGAACCACCTGCCCAGGCTCTGATTGGCTTAGAAAACTTGCGACCAGTCCACCAGTCTGGATATTTACCAGTCAAATGGTAGGCCATTTCCATTGCACCACAAAAAGATTTACCTATTCTGTTACCAGCCATAAGTAATCTCTGAGATGCTACTGTATTATGGAACTTAGTTTGGTATTCATACGGCTCATAGTGCTTTAAACGATTCAAAGCCTTTCGCCTTTCAAGTTCTTTGGCTATCTCTACTGCTCTTTCTAACTGTTCACTCATTAACTTTAGTTAACATTACTAGGTCCAACCATCAAACCAGACAAAAGGGTTTTTAGCTCTGCTTCCAACTCCTCTTCGCTTCTTTGATTAGTTACATTTTCAACTTTGTGAACTGTCTGATAACCAGTTCTATCCAAGATTGAATTGATTGCACCCAGTTTTACAGATGCACTAACCTTCGGGTCTTCTACTAGCTCCTGTAATTTGTGTACTGCCATTGGTACTGCACTTGAAATCAGCTTTTTAGTAGCTGTTTCTATCTCATTGGCTAGTTTATTCTTCAGTTCGTAGCCCTGTTGTTCTGCTGTCTTGGCACTATATCCAGCCTTAATAGCAGACTGAGTTGCATTACCTGTTTGACTAAAGTTCTGAACGAACATCTTTTGTTGCTCTGTCAGTATTTTACCCATATTCATACTATTATAACCTAAAGTACTATACTATGCAAAATGACACCATAGTTAACC